AAGCAGTGGCATGGTGACTCCTGTGGTGTAGTCAGGCCGGTGTGAAATCGGCGTCGAACTCGACTGGCTCGACTGCCGTAAGGCGGCCGATGCTGACGTCGTCAACCCAGTCGACAATGACCCAGCCCTCTGGGTCGATCTCATGTACGGTGACGGGTGTGCCGGGCTTGAGGTCCAGCTCGGTCATCTCCGCGGTGAGCACTTCTCCACGAGCGTTCTGCCCGTAGCCGTTGCCGTGTGCTGGCTGGTAGATGTAGTCGGTACCGGGAGCCGGTGCTTTGGGTTTTGCAGGCATTAGCCTTTGCCTCCTGATGATTTCCATGACGGCGGTATGAGATGAGACGCGCCAAGAGCGCTGGCGCGCCGCATGAGATAGCGGCGTACCTTGGCGTGCTCGGCTGGCGTATTTGGGCGTGCTCGCCCGACGGCGCGGATCGCCTTCTTGAGGTATGTTACGTTAGGCGTTGGGTAGCGCGGCTTGCCGCCCGGCTTGGCCGGCATTGCTGCGCCCTTCTTGCGGGCCGCTTCCCTGCCCGCTGCTGTCTCGTGTGGCGGTGTTGGCGGCATTGTATTCCTCCCATGCTGCTCTCGCTTCAACTCCTGTTTTACCCTGCGTCACTTGCTGCCATTGCATTTTCAACTCCGCGTTGGCAGGCTTCTGGCCGGTGAATAGCGGAACCGCGACGCAGTTGCAATAATCGTGCGGATGGAAATCATGCATGCTCGGGGAGAACGGCCCCTTGGCAGCATTCTGCATGCAGAACGCGCAGGCATCAGGTTCTGTTATACGCTCCCATCCTGTTGCCTGCGGGTCCATGGCCGTCATCTGCATGACCGTATTACGGCCTCCCATTAGCGCAAAACGCGCTCCGGCACCGGACATCGAGTTACGGGCAATCAGGGAAGCATCGCCCGGCTCACGTTGTTGCTTCCTGAGCTGATGGTAGAAGGCACCGTTAGCAACTGCATCTGAAACCCCATCGAGCCTGGACACATCGGCAACTGCGTGCGGGACCGTGATAGCCCCACGCCCCTGGACGGCAGAGGTAGCTCTGTAGAACTTGGCAGCGCTAGCTGCCGACGCCCTGTAGTGATGAAGAATGATACGGCGCAGGAGCGGGTAGGCATCCGGCCAGCTTTCTGAGAAGGGATCAGGATTAATGTTGTTGTCCCAGACGTTGCGGATAACCTGAACTGCCTGATGACCTAGTGCAGACTGCTCGGCCTGGTAGCGCTCGCGGAGAGCGAGCGCCCGGTCGAAGGTGCCATTGTATGCGTACCGGGACGCGATCCTAGCGGCGTCCATCCCTGGGCGGGTATCCCGTCCTAGCTGCGGAGGTAGAGCGCGAGAAATCGCGCTACGGCGGGCTATCATGCGCGTGCCGGACCCTGAGTTGGACGCCCGGTGTTGGTGATCGGACGTGTACCGGAATTGCGGTTAGCGGGCGTGCCGTCGGGCGAGTTGGTACCACCGCGTGTGCCAGGCGCTGAGCCACCTCCGCCTCCAGGTGTACTACCACCCGGAGCTAGCGCCTGCTGCGTGAGAACCGGCGCAATCGGTACGCCAGCCTGCTGCATCTGGATCGATGTCTTGACGGCCTCGTTGGCTGCGGCTTCGGCCTCTTCCTCTTGCTTGGCCTTGACCCAGGAGATGACCTCATCTGCGCTAGCACCAGGAACCCATTTCCAGAGTTCCTCGACTGGTATGCCAAGCATGGTCGCGGCCTTGCCCAGAGCGTCGATCGTGGCGCTGAACGCCCGAGCGGAGGTATCACGCCAGACAATTTGCCATTCAGTATTGTTCCAGCCTTCCTTGTCACCCGATGCTAGCGAGCAGAGCCGGATGACGTTGACCCACGGGTCATCGAGGATCGCCTTCAGCTCATCGATCTTGCGGTCGAGCCCATCACGTGCAGCCGCTAGGGCCTCCGCGCTGAGGTTGGCTACCTGACCGAGCAGGTGATACGGCGGCAGCTGTGTAATGGTGGACATGTGCCGTATGCCGGCCTCGCGTGAGTCCAGGTATTGCTGCAGATTGGCTTCGCTGAACTCACCGAACTTTGTAGTTGGGTCTTCAGCGGCCCATACGCGATCGACACCAGGGCGGAATGGGGCGGTCTCCCGGCCCTGTACATCGACGGGTGCCATACCAGTCACCCAGCGCTGCCGGAACGCCTGATACTGCGCGGCCATCATCTCATTGAACGTTGTGAAATTGATCTGATCCTGAAGCGGAATGACCGGCTCGATCTCACCTGAACAGTCAAGCTCGCCGTCGAGATCGACTTCATAGAGGAACCGCACAACCGGGCAAACTCCAAGACTATGGTACGCGACCGGGGCCTGGCCGGCTAGGTTCGGGTCATCCTGCTCTGCTAGCTGTAGGTCTATCTGGCTATCGCGCAGGGTGACGCCTGGACTGCTAACCATGGAATAGCGCGCCTGCTCATCGTACAGGGAGACAAGAAGCTGTTGCTTATTCGGGTCGTTGGCATTGTTGACCACGCGGACTTCGAGCGCTACCTGCGGCCATTCGTCATCGACATCATCCGCGTAGAGCGCAGTCATGCGGCGCGGGCTAACTGGCCTGATGACCGGAACACTAGTGCCCTGTAGCTCGTCATTCGTGGCCATCTGGCCCGGTAGCACTAGGGCGTAGGCGGCGCCATACTGGATGACCGCCCGGTGAATACCGTGCTGACGCGATATCATCCTGTTAGCCTTGAACGCCGACCACGCTGGCTCAGGGTTACTTGCACTGACGGTTTCAACTGACTCGATGGTCGTCTGCCCGGACGGCTTGACACCGTCGACATGCAAGTTCTGTGAAATAGCCGATACCACGAGCGGCAAGAAGTTACGCTTGGACTTCTTCATGATCCAGCGATACTCAGAGTTGACCCCGCGCGGGGCATAGGGCGGCTCGTGCTTGCCGGCCATGTAGTCGCTGATCTTCTTGAGCCGAAGCTGCTCTATTGTCCTCATTCGCAGAATCTGGCTTGTTATCTGCGGTACGCTATCCTGGTCAATGATCATCAGCTGAAGCTCCATACTCTTGCACCGCCGCCAGGAAATGCCTTCTTGGCCTCCTGCTCCTGACGCTCTTCACGTTTCTTGCTGCCAAGCACGAGACGGCGCGCATGACGGGCCATGATCATAGCGACGCAGCCGTCAATCTTGTTGGGCGACCGCGGTGCTTCTTTGCTAATGCTGATGCCCCAGCGGTTCGGCGCTCTGCGCGAATTGACTACATGCCGGGCCATGAAGCTATCGCCATCATGAGCAAAGCCAGGAGGGTTACTCTCGATCTCGCTCAGGACCATCTCGGCTGCCTGGGTGAACTCGCCAACGTGCGACCGCATATCCCAGGCTATGGGCTGGGGATCACGGCCTCCGGGGACCGCCCACGTATCGAGGTTGTCATCTTCCAGGAAGAGGCGGCGCCAGCTAATCTTCGTGTGCTCTTCCCACTCGTTGACATCGGCAAAGAAGGCGCGGACACGCCAGCGCTTCCTGGCCAGGGCTACCGCCGAGTCAACCTCTTCAACAGGAATGGGCCGCGTACCGTTCTCAGTTTCCCAGATGCCCAAGCTAAATGTAAATCCTGTCTCAATGTGGCAGCCTATGAGCGCGGTAGCATCGTTGATGCGGCTTCCGTCGAAGCCCATCGTGATCTCGTCGTCGTCATCTATCTGGAACAACGGGTCCGCTAGGCGGGCCCATAGCTGCTGAGTCGTCCATGCATTCTGCGCAGCCGTCGGCCAGTTGAGGTAATACCTCTTGGAAACATCAAGCGCTATCTTCGGCGATAGTATCCGGTTGTCGACAATATCAGGCACGTCGATCCAGAAGCAATCCCCGTAAGCCTCAGTTACCCCGCGCTCGATGCTGACAGGGTCTTCAAAGTCAATATCAAGAGGCGCCATCCTGGAGTCATAGAGAATCCGGCCCTTGCCCTTGAGACGGCCCTCTTCCTGCGCAATCCAGGTATCGAATGTGGTCTCTGCGACAGACTCTTGCCCAGGCTGCCAGGCATTACTGGTCTCTATCATCCGGTTGCCGCTCTTGCCGACGTTCCGGTCGATCACCTCGAACAACTTGATACCGCCGTTATTGGGCAAGAAGCTCTCTGTCTGGTCTAGCACCGCGAATGTAACGAGCGCGCCCTCTTCAGTGGTCGGGCTACTTGTGATAATCATGAGCTGCCCGCCGCCCGGTATGTGAAATACCGTCTTGCCCGTTTCAACCTCATAATCGTCACGTATCCGCGAGTGCCTAGGCAGGAGAGCCTGGACCATACGCATAGTGTTGATATTGGCCTGGTCATGACTTGTCGCAGCAATCTGAACAAGCGGCATGCTGACTTTCTTGCCTACTGCTCCGCCGAGGACTCGCTTGTCGAACCTGTCCAACCGAACGGGAGCAAGTAGCTCGATGAGACTTGAAACCGCTGCAAAGGGGGATTTACCTGCACCTTTGGGGTAACGGCGCACACCGTGATAATAGAGCCACCTGCCGTCGTCACGGACAGCGTACCAGAGCAGCTCCCATCGGACTTGACTCTCAATGAATGCCCAGCGATTACCAGCGTTCTCTCCGTCGGGCTGCTTGAGGTACTTGGTAGCCCAGTGGATGGCTTCCCAGCCGAGAGTCGCATACGTGCCATGTTCAAGTTCCAGTCGTCCGTCCTTGAGCACATGGAATTCAGGGAGTGTAACAACTCTGTCAATTGGGGCCGGTAGCATAATATCACCCTAGGCTTGATATGCCCGACCCTAGTCGAGGTATCTGCGTATATCTCAAATCCCGAGTCTTCTGCCCTGATGCAGAATGTGAAGTCCTCGCCTAGCTGCATACCGGCCATGATCGAATACTCAAACCAAGTCGCGGCTGGCTCTGGACGGCGCTTCTCCATCTCAAGGTAGACATCCCGGTGGACCAGCAGGCTTCCGCCTCCGGTAGCGTCGATCTTGACGAGTGACTCAGGTTCCCACTCTGATATGCACTGGAACATCCCGATACCTGCGGCTGTGTCCGCTATGCGCTCGTACATCATTGGATGAGGCGGCCTACCGTCGCAATAGACCAGTCCGGTTATGATTCTCCGCGTGGGGGTCGTCTTGCCTATGAGCCGGGAGACAACGTTGGGGGCGAACACTGTGTCTGTGTCGCACATGTACAGCCACTGCCGGCCTGTATTGAGGAACTGGCGCACAAGGTCATTGCGCTGGGCCGGAACATTGTTGCCCTCGACATTGAGGACAATGGCGCCCTCGTGCCGCTCCGCGTCGAGAACGCAGCGCATGAAGCGTGCATGAACAAACTCGTCATGCACGTAGCCGATGGCTACGGTCCCGCTGGGCTCGCTAGCCTGGGACGTAGCCAAGGAGCACCGTAACTGTACCGGAGGCGATTGCGGTAACATTCGCCCTGGCGTACTGGATGACATCTTCATCGACTGACAGCCACTTAGGCCCGACCACCTGGCCGATACCAAAGAAGTTGACGTTGTCGAGCGAGCCCTGCAGCTGTACGGTTACATTCGGGTCCGGAGTGACGCCGCCAGTGGTTACCTGCATTGTCAGGGACCTGGATAGCGCCGCAAGGTCGACAGCGACCTGAACGCCGGGTACTGCCACCGCTGTGCAGAGCGTCTTTGCGAGTACGGCCACTTGTCCTCCTGTTACTGCTGTTACTTGACTATGCTGAGCCTACCATGCCATCCTTGCACGGCGTCATCTGCCTCGTCCTCGTCGATGTCGTCAGGCTCAGGCTCTTCCAGCTCGATCCTGGCGCGCTTGCGGTCGGCTACTGTGGCACCTAGCCGCTCTGAGAGCCGGGTGAACTGGGCCAGGATGCTGGCATTGAAGGTGCGCAGGAACACGTCATAGGCATCTGCGGCTGCGACCGCGGTGGCCCAGTCACTTGGCTCAAAGAACACGGATTGGCCTGAGAGCTTCAGGGAATTGAACCAGCTTCGGGCCTTGGGCTTCCACTTGGGGTCGGCCTGCGGCGTGTTGACCGGGCCATTAGATGAGGCCCCGCGTGCGGATCGGGAGACATGAATGTAGCGCGGGTCATCGCCCGGACCTGTGGGTTTAGACCCGTATGACCTGCCCTCAGGCTTCTTCGTGCTGTGACTCGGCATCCTCGCAGCGCTCCCTGATCTTGTCTAGTGCATCCTCGCTGATGGGGTGCTGCTGTTCAGCCTCTGATACAGCACCCTGTAGCATGCCAGAAAGCGCAATCTCGAAGTCTGACCAACGTCCTTTGTCGGACACTTTACTCATTCGGCACCCCATATATGTAAACGGCAGGCTCGTGCCCTAGGGCTAACAGCACGAGCCCGCCATGCGAATCCATCAGGCAAACACTGCTCACCTCCCTCGCGGAGATTATACCCCGTAGGGGTGGGTCGGCGCTAGCCCAGGCTAGGGTGGCACTCTAGTGGCACGCGGAGGTGGCAGGAAGGGTGCAAATTGGGCACTGGGCCTTACCAGTGCATCCACAGCGCTGCAGCACAGCCGGGCTGCACCCCGAGGGGTGCAGCC